GAAGAAAATTACGAGACAATATACTCTAATTTATTTTTTACAGACCCTGATACAAATTCAGTATGGTTTTTATTGGAGGGAGAAAATACAAAAAAAGTAGAAGTTGGAGATAGGTTTATAGTTAAAGCAGATAGTAATGGTCCAAAAAACAATTGTGCTTACGCAACTGTTTTAGAAAAAACAGCACAAGCTTCAGGATTTATAACTCCTGTTGGATACGATATTACAGTACCTGCCGGATTGTACATTAAAATTAATCCAAATAGTTTTGCGGCTGTTCTTGACCCTAATGCTATAGTTAAAGTACCTGCTCAAGAAGATTGTGCTCCAAAAGGAGGAAATTACTCTATATCAAGACAGACTGTAAATTTTTATAGAGGGGCAGGATTTGACCCTTTACATCCAACTTGGGTATATGAAGATTACAGCATTCCTGCCGGAAGTATTATTAGTTTAAATTTTACTTGGCATAGAGAGGGTACAGGAGGCGATTGTGAGCGTAGAGGTTATATCTTTAGTAGAAGACTTACTGCCTCTGCTAACTATGACAATTTAATGGATTGGTGGAACGGAGATAATGTTGGAGAATTATTAGATACAGGTTACTCTGAAGATGGAACAACAAGTTTACAATATATACCTACAGTTGGTTACTTAAACTCAACTGATTTTAATGTAATGTTTATTCAATTTGATAGAATTGTTTCTACAAATGAATTACTTCTTCAATTTAGTACAGGTAAAAGTTGCACAGGTTTTTCCCAACCTAATAGAAGAAAATACTGTGTAACAACCGGTATTGAAGTATTAAGAGCTGTTGATTTAATTATATTTGAAACAGAACCTCAAGATGCTTTGCCTGATGTATTTTTTGAAAACAACTTATCATTTGGTATTGATGCAAATGGAAATCATTTGGGTAATATTCAAAACCAAAATATTGCAACAAATACTCCTGCAATAGTTGATACAGAATTTTTCAATTGTTTTTCTTTTGGAAATGGAGCTGAAAGTTATAAAGTTAGAGACTCTCTTATTGGAAGAAGTTTTAATTTTGGAGAAAGAGTTACTACAGTAGCTGAACAAGACTATGAAGAAGTAGATAGATTTGCAGATATTACTTATAGTGGAAATTATAACAGAGAAACTAATGTAAATAGACTTAATGAGTTTAACAAAGGTTTATCTAATTATAAGAATTGTGAAGCTTCTTTTGGTCCTATCCAAATAATGGATGGAAGAGAGACTGATGTATTAGTTCTTCAAGAAGATAAAGTATCTTATGTTTTAGCAGGTAAAAACCTATTATCTGATGCAAGTGCAGGAAATATAATTACAGCGACTCCTGAAGTATTAGGAACTCAAATAGCAAGAACTGAAAAATATGGTATTAGTTTTAATCCTGAGAGTTATATTCAGTGGGGTTACGATAGATATTTTACAGATGTAAAGCGTGGAGCTGTAATTCAAATAAAAGGCGACTCAGGTCCAAATGACCAATTGACAGTAATATCTGACCAAAATATGAGAACTTGGTTTAGAGATACTTTTAATACATCTTTTAATACTCAAAAACTTGGAGGTTTTGACCCTTATATGAATGAGTATGTTTTGGCTATGAACGACCAACTATTACCTATAAATCCTCAGTGTTTAAATTGCGGAACTTCTCAAACATTTACTTTTTCAATAGCTCCTCCTGAGACATCAAAAACATTCACATATTGTGTTGATTTGGGTCCTCTTGTAGGAACAACTGAAGTTGAGTGGGTATTTTCAAATATTGAAGTAGGAGCTACATTAGATGTTCAAATTGATTATGACGGAACTATAGTTAGTTCAGGTCCTATAAATTCTGATGGAAGTTTGTTCTTTAATAAAAATAATATATCAGTTGAAACAGTTGAGATAACATTAACTTATACAGGAGATATGGTTGTATCTGTTTTAGCTAATTGTTGTGAAGCAGAACCTTTAAATATTGTTGAAGTTGTTATTACAAATAACTCTGAAGCAGGACAAACTATTCATACGCAATATAGATATACAAACGGTACTTTTGTTGGACCATTATTATCTAATTTAGTATTGTTTCAAAGCGGTACAGGTACACCACTTGTTTCAAGATATAATATAACATCAGGACTTGTGGGGTCAGGTGGATTCCCACCTGAATTAAGCACAATGAGATTGTCTACAAATAAGATAGTTCCTGATACTTATGATTTTGATATTTTACAAGATAAGTTTAAATACTTAAGAAGTAATACATTATATCCAAATACAAATATAGGTATTCAAGCTATGTTACTTGCTTCATCTACAGCTACACCAAATTTAGGTACGAGTCCATTATTCTATTCAGACTTTACAGTTCCTGCAAGTACGAATGGTATTTATTTGTATTTAATTTGGGACTTAAGAGATGCTATACTTGAAAGTTTATGTTTTGCAGCTACAGCTATAGATGCTTGTTGTGATTGTACTCCGGGTAATTATTATTTAAATGCTTCATTCGAAAATGCAACATCAATATTTACTGATATAAATATGACTATATTTGCAGCGAATGGATTTTATTCTATTGATGGTATAGTTCGTGAATTAGTAGATGGTGTATTATTACCGGTTCAAACTTGTAATGCTTGTGCTGTTGAAGCAACTTTATGTTTTGGGTCTACTCAAAATGATGTTTGTTGTTTTTGTAATGATACTTGTACATCTCCATATAATTCTTATCTTATATCTAATCCAACAGGTTCGTCTGTATTGGTAGGGTACTATGATGAAAATGGATATTTCCAAGAATTATCTTTACCTTCAGAAACTGTTGATTATCAATTATGCAGCATAGGGGCTCCAACTTGCAGTAATCCATTAGTTTCAGCAACAATAGTATTTGATTCTTGCGATTGTATAATACCTTAATTAAATTAAAATATGGCAGTAAATTCAACATATTATTTAGATGCAGCTAACTTATCGTTGGCTACATCAGTTTATTTAGACGCAGCATTATCTTTATTAGCTCCTGATGGATTTTATAGAGTTGGAACAATAACAAGACAACAATCTGCAGGTATTTTGTTAGCTGTAGATTCTTGTGATACTTGCGGAACTCCTTGTGGAGAAAGTATAGAAACTTCAGGAAACGCAGGAATTTATCTTATTAACTTAAACGCAGGGGATACTCCATCAGATATAGGGGCTATAATTGTTAATTTTGACCCTAACAATGTTCCTGACGGAATTAGAGTTACTTATGACGGTAATGTTTATAACACATTATGTTCTCCTACAATGGGACTACTTCAAAGTTCAAACCCTACAGGATTTACTGTTGTTGGTAGTACACTTTCTGATTGCGGATTAACAGGCAACACAACTATTATACCTGCAGCTATAGAGTACCTTTATGATGGAGCTGCTTTTGTTGCAACGGGAAATACACAATCTATAACTTTAAATCCGGGAGATATAAACTTAACTTCTCCTGCACCGGGATTTTGTACTATGGTAATACCAAAGCCTACTCCAACTCCAAGTATACTTAATTTTGAAGTAATAGGTAATTGTGGACCTACTGTTTGGGATATAATTATAGATTGTCCTGCTTTATTGCCTTCGTTTCAAAGTTCATTAAAGGTTAGTACTCCAACAGTTCCTTGTGATTCGGAGTTAGTTGATACTTTTTATTTTGCAAGAGTTCACACTCCTGATGATGGCTATTTAGGATTGTATGATTATGTTTTCCAAGACCCATACGGAGAAACTCCTGTAGAAGATGGAACTTATCTTGTGGATAGTTTAGCATCTCCAAATCAAGTAATAGAGGTTTTAGATGGAATAGTAAGAACATTAACAACTTGTACACCATAATTATGGAATATACATTATCATATAGCCAAGGAGTAGCAGGATGGGTATCCTTCTACTCTTATTACCCTGATTGGATGATTGGGATGAACAATTTTTTTTATACCTTTAAAGGTGGGAATATTTATAGACACAATGTGAATACGGCAAGGAATACATTTTATGGTGTATTTACTCCAACTACTATTCAGAGTGTATTTAATAATTCAGCTCTTGAAAATAAATTATTTAAAACAATCAACTTAGAAGGAGACGCTCCTTGGAGTGCTGATTTAGAAACTGATTTACAAGTATCAGGTTTTATAAACCAAGGTTGGTTTGAGAAAAAAGAAGCTTCTTATTTTGCTTTTGTTAGAAATAATACTATTGGAGAGTTTGCATTAAGAAGTTTAAATGGTATTGGAAATAGCCTTACTGTTACAGGTGCGGGTACTACTTCAGCTACAATAAACTTTAGTATATCTCCATTAATATCAATTGGTAGCATTATAAGTGTTGGAGATTATGTTTATTTTGGACATCCTAACCCAAACTTTGCGGGTCAAGTTACAGCTATAAATGTTGACTTACCGAATGGTCTAAATCAAATTGTTATTAATAACGCAATGACAAGTCCTCTATCAGTTACGATACCAAGTAATGTAAACTTTTTCTTCTATGTGAAAAATTCTGTAGCAGAATCACACGGAGTTTTAGGACATTATTGTACCTTTACACTTCAGAATGATTACAACACTAAAATAGAATTATTTGCAGTTGAATCAGAAGTTATGAAAAGTTTCCCTTAATTTTATTATCTTTGTCTCTGTATGGAGTTAACTATTAGACAACTTAACGAAAATGACTACCAAGAAACACTTGTTAAATGGTGGGAAGATTGGGGTTGGACAGCGCCTGAAAAGGACTTCTTACCTGATAACGGAATGGGTGGATACATTGTATATGATGGAGATATTCCTGTTTGTGCAGGGTTTATTTATATAACCAATTCAAGAGTTGCTTGGGTTGATTGGATAATTTCAAATAAAGAATATAAAGAAAAAAGAAGAGAAGCTATAACAATGCTTATAGACACTTTGACCAATCTTAGTAAGATGTCAGGAAGTAAGTATGCTTATGCTTTAATAAAAAATGAAAGTTTAATAAAAACGTATGAAAGCCTTGGTTATGTAAAAGGCGATTCATATACAAGTGAAATGATAAAATTACTTTAAAATGGCAGCAGCAACAGCAATAGCAATCGGAGGATTAGCAATATCAGGAGTATCTACCGCAATGTCTTTTATGCAAGCGGAAGAACAAAAGAGTAAAGCAAGACAAGCAGAGGCGGATGCCGCAGCTGCAATGGCAGAAGCACGTAGAAAACTTGAAATTAATTACGCTGAAGAAAGAGCTATTCAAAAAGAGCCTTATGAATTAGCAAGAGAAGCTTCATTATCTTCAGGAGCACAAATTCTTCAGGCAGGTCGAGAATCAGACAGAGGTGCTGAGGTTTCAGCAGGTAGAGTTCAAATGGCTCAAAACGAAGCTCAAGCAGGTATTCGTACTGAAATGGGAAAAGAATTAACTGATATTCAAAAAGATATTATTAATGAAGAAAGCCGTCTTAGAGATTTAGGATTTCAATTAGATACTGAAGAAGCTGCCGGAGCTCAAATGGCTGCAAGAGATGCTGAAGAAGCTTCTGCTGCAGCAACTGCTCAAGGTTTTCAAGGTTTATCATCTATGGCTCAACAAGGTTTAGGTATGGCTTCTTTATATGGAAAATCATCGCCTGCAGCAAATTTTGATTCTACCGCAACTACATCTGCTAATAAAGATGTTATAAATAATGTAAACCCTGCATTTCAAAGTAGTGCATCTAATCAATTTGGACAAGTTGACTATAATTCAATGAAAGCTCAACAAGCAGCTCAAACGTTTGGAAATTCAGTAAACCCATTTATGCCTTATGGTGTACAAGCAGGTGCAAAAACAGGTCAAATATGGCAAGATTCATTCGCTAATCCTTTTGTTCCAAGAAGAAGATAATTTTAATAATAAACTATGGCAACATACTACAAATATGCAGAGCGTGATGCCGACTCACAGGTAAATTGGGCTGAGGTCGGTAAAGGTTTAAGCGATATGCTCGCTGAAACTAATCGTGTAAGACAAGAAAAGAAAGATGCGATTGATGCCGCTACGCGTGAGACAATGAAATATCTTGCGGAAACTCCAAATGGAGAACACGTTGGTGCAAGAGAGAGTATATTGGATTATGCAAATAATGCATCTAATAGAATGAGAATTGCTGAGCAGCAATTAAAAAGCGGTCAAATGAGCGTAAAGGATTATACCATATTCAGACAAAACTTAATTGATGGCACTAATCTTGCTTTTAATGCGAACAAAGCTTTTCAAGAAGGTTGGAATCTAACAAGAGAAAGAGAAAGAGATGGTATCAGCTCAGGATTAGAACCTCAGAATTGGGCTGAAGTAGAAGGATTTGGAAATTGGAAAAACATAGGTTGGCAGATAGGTCCTAATGGAACTATTATGGCAGGTAAAATGATTGAAAAAGAAGTTGATGGTAAGAAAGTAAGAACATTAGATGATTCTCCGGGAGGTCTGAGAAGTATGGATTACTTAAACCAAGCTGTATTGGGTAGAATTGATAAATATGACTATGAGTCTAAAGTAAAAGGTTTTGTTGATACTTTAGGAAAAGAAAAGAAAGTTACTACTGTTCTTGGAAGAGTAGGTGCTCAAGGCTTATCTCAAAGTGTTGAAGATATTACAAGCAGACAAGACATAGACCCTGCAACTAAACAAATATTATTTGATTTCAAAAAAGCTGAAGACGAAAAAGTTAAAGAGATTGCAGGAACTAATTTAGATTCTGCAAGAATACTTTTCGATAGTGCTAAAATAGCACCAAATATGCAACCTTATAAAATTGTTACAGACCCTAAAGAAGCTAAAAAAGGAGAGAACTACATATTAAAAGTAGTTGACCCTGATTCAGGTGGCTTCACATACCAATTAACAGATGGTCAGAAAAAAGACGCTGAGGAGTTTATTAGGTCTAATATGAGAGCTCAGTATAACTATGAGGAAGAAGATAAAGTTGTGAACCAACTTGAACTTCAAGAGTCAGCTGCTGCTAAAGCTCGTGCTGCTAAATCTGTTGAGAAAGGAGACGAAGCACCGCCTCCCGTTGAAGTAGGAGAAGTTCTTGTAGTAAGAGGTACTAATAGTAAAGGACAAAAAGTTGCTACAGGAGTATCTCAAAGATTAAAAAATGCAGTAATTAAAGAAGTGGCGGGTGTATCAAATGAAATTACTGACATCGGGTATAATAATAAAACAGGAGCTCTTGAAATCGTAGGATATCAAGCTCAAGGGAAAAAATCAGAAGGAGGAAAGACAGGAACAGGAGGGCTTGAAGTTTCTGAAGGAGTAAATGTTACTAAAAAAATACCATTTAGAAATAATAGTAAGAAAAACGCAGGACTTGTATCGGCAATTGTAACAGAAATACCTAATCCAAATAATCCGGGCTACAATTTTAGAAATATTGCAGAAGCAGAAAGCTACTATAAAGGAGAATACCTAAGATTAAGAGGACAAAAAGCTTCAGGTGGTGTAGATTATAGCGGTAAATAAAAAATCTTAAATATATATAAAAATGGATGAAGAAGTAATCAACGACCTATATTCGAGAGCAAAATCAAAAGGATACTCTAAAGGTAGAGAAGATTTTGTGAAGTTATTACATAATGATTCTGAAGTGATTAATGATTCATATTCTTACGTAAAAAGTAAAGGGTATGGAAAAGACATTAATTCATTCTATAATCTTATAGGTAAAGTAGAAACAGAACCTTCAACTCAAAAAAAAAAATTCGTTTCGGACTCATCTTTGGAAGATGGTTCATCGGAATTGCCAAAGTCTACTAAACCACTTTCAGATATGCCGACTCTTGACCAACAAGGTCTTGAGAGTGCTATGGCTAAAAGACAATCTGCACCTACAGATATGTCCGGGACTACTATTTTCAAGACTGACGTAAAAGCAAAAAAGACATTTGAAAGATTAGCAAAAGAAAATCAAAAACTTTCAGCTGAAAAGAAAAAATATGGAGACATATTTGACAAGCAATTAACTACAAAACCAAAAGCAGAAGAAAGCCAATATCTTAAAGATAGGCTATCATCTATTGATACCGATTTAATAAATAAAACAGAAGAGTCTGTTGTTCCTGAATTAGAATATCAATTTGGAGATTTAGGATTTAAGTTTGAAGAAACAGGAGCTCTTGGAGATTATGTTAAAGTAACAGCTCCAAACGGAAAAACTTCCGAAATTTCTTTAGATAATTTATTTAGTAGTAAATCAAAAGTTCAATCTGAAATTTTACAAAAATTCATAAAAGAAAATACTCCTGCTAAGGGGCTATTTGTGCTTGAAAAAACTATGAGAGAACAGGATAAAAAATTCAACTCTCAAAAACAAGTAGATGAATCTATTAAAGGAATTACTGACGATGTAAATGTGCTTAATGCAAAGCAGAAACAATATATTGCTAAAAAATCTCAATTCGATAAAGAGTTAAATATATTAGGTCCGAATGCTACAAAAGAACAATTAGATTTATTAGACCAACAAAGAATAGCTTTAAATGATGAAATGAAATCATTACTTAAAGAGGAAGAAAAAATAAAACAAAAAAGCGGAAGATTATCAAGTGCTGTTGGAAAATATACAATTAACAAATCAAAACAAGGTGGTTGGTTTGGTGGTATACAAGATGCTATAGCAAGAGGTCAAGGTAAAATATCAGCAGGAACATCAAATTTAATGATTGATATAATTGCAGAGACTAATTCAAATGAAAAAATGGTAGCTCCTGAAGAATTGAAGAAACAAACTTTAATAGCTGCTAAAAAATTAAATATACAAGGTCCTGCAGAAGGTCAAAGTTATAAGCAATGGAGAGAATCTTTATCTGAAGATGAAAATGATGATATAGAAGATGAAATAGATGATTTTGTTAAAAAATCTATGAAATCAAATACATTACCATATATAAGAATTGGTGCTGAAGAGATTTTTGGAGACCCTGAAACAACGAAGCAATGGGGAGATTTAAAAAAACAAGATTTTTGGGGTGGTGCTGTATTAGGATTAGCTGAGTCAGCTCCTGCTATGATTGGAGGAGCAGGACCTGCAGGTTGGGCTCAAAGAACAGCTCAAATGTATGCTCAAGTTTCAGATGGTTTAGCTGAAGAAATGGAGAGCAATCCTGAGTTCAAGGATGTATCTGAAAACGAAAAATTAGCTATTACACTGCCTATAGGAATTACAGGTGCTATTTTAGAAGAGTTTGGTTTGAGAAATATAAAAGGAAGTCAAGGTCTTATAAATAGTTTAACTTTAAAAGCATTAGGTAAAGCAGGTAAAGGTGTTACTGCTAAAACATTTAGAGAGTTAGTTGAGAATGAAGTTGAAAGTGCTATAGCAAGAGGAGCTATTACTATTACTGCTGCAGGTGCGGCTGAGTTTGAAACAGGTGCTGCTCAAGAGTTAGCAGATACATCATATAAGGCATTATACAATGAAATAAAAGGAAAAGAGATGTTTGATACTCCTGATTCAGTTCAGGATTTAATTGAGAATGTAGCAGTAGCAGGAGCGCAAGAAGCAGTAGGTGGTTTTATATTAGGAGTACCTACAGGAGTTAGCGTTGCTTATTCAGAGAAAGGATTTTTAAAAATGGATGATGCTTCTTTTGAAACGTTTGCTAATATGGCAAATGATGATAAGATGCAAAGTGCTTATATTGCAAGTTTAAAAAATAAAATAGCTCAAGGAGAATTAAGTGTTTCTGAAGCTAAAGACCAATTAAATAACTATAGAAATTCAGTTGGTCTTTTCAGACAATTACCTGATGGTTTAACTACTCAAGAAAAGAAAGAAGCTATGAATCTCTTAAAAGAAAAAAGAGATTTAGAGAACTATATTGAAGGAAAAGATTCTGCTTTAGTTGTAAAGCAAAAAAATAGAATTGCAGAGATAAATGATTCATTAACTAAATTAAGCGAAACAAATGCCGTTCAAGAGCAAAGCACAACAGAGATTCCTGTTCAGTCAGAAACCGGAGTTAGCGAAGAAGTGGAGGGAAGAACACCCGAAGCAGAACCTGAAGTCGTTACCGAACAGGTTACAGAAGAAGAAGTAGTACAACCTGAAGCTGTTACAGAACAAGTTGTAGAAGAAGAAGTAAAAGACTTCGATTTAAATTTACCTGAGAACAAAGATAATATTGTGGTTTCAGAATCAGAAGATGGATTTACATTAGTTGATTCGGAGACCAATAATCCTATCGAAGTTTTAAATGAAAATGCAGGTCAAGAAAGTATTGGTTTATCAAAACCATACGCTACAGAAGTTGAAGCTCAAACGAGATTAGAAGAGTTGAAAGCAGAGCCTGAAGTTTTGGCCGAGCAAGTCGCAGAGGAAACGCAAGCTGAGGTAACCGCACCGCAAACTATCATCGAAGAGCAAGCTCCTGTTGAAGAGGTTGCTGTAGTTGAAGAAGCTCCTGTAGTGGAAACTCAACAACTTAACGAACAAGATTTACCGGGCTACGATAGAACTATGTCTGAAGTTGAAGGTATTGTTCAGAAATCAAAACAAAGAAAGGTTAGTGAGTCTAAGATATTTGATAATGTAATGAGTTATGTTACGGGTTCAAAAATATATGAAGATGCCACAGACGTACAAAGAGAAGCTTTAGTTCGTGATGTTCGTAAGAGATTTGGTTTAAAAGAAAAAGCAGCTCCATCAGTTAATAAATTATTTGGCAAAATTAAAGATGTCAAAAAAGTTACAATTACTGAGAAAGCAGCTCTTATTAAACAAATCAAAGACAGAGCTAAAGGTGCAAGAGAATCTGTTCAAGCTTGGAAGAAACAATCTGAAGAGTTTGCTAAAGAACTTGATGATTTAGTTAAAGTAGGAAAAATAACCAATACGCAAGTTGGTATAATACTTAAAAGATTTTCTAAGGTAAATATCTTTAGCGAGAAATCAATGAATAGATTTACTGATTATATGGTAAAAGTATTTAACGACTCTAACTATAAAAACAAATTAACTAAAGCAAGAGATGTATTATCTTCATTAAAGAAATTATCTAAAGACCAAACTAAAAATGCTGACCTTAGAGCAGTAGCTTCTGAGTTCATCAAAATAGACCCGTCTTTCGTAGAAAACATTGATGAGTATAATGATATTGCAAATAAATTAAAAACAGCAGTAGATGGCTCTAAAATAAGAAAATCAACTACTAAGTTTGCAGAAACTGTAAACGCAGAAGATGTTATTTCTTATGTTGAGAAAACACTTGTAGACCAAGAATCAAAAATCAGGGAAGAAAGTATTCAAGAGTTACAAGATTTATTAGGTGTAGATGCATCTGAATTTAGCGCTGAAGAGATTAATACTTTATTAGAATCTGATAAAGATATTTCTAAAGACGATGAGAAAATAGTAAGAGCTTCAATTAAAAAAGCATTTGATATTTACTCTACTGTAATAAAAGAAATGTTAAGCACAGGGCTTGACCCTTTCACAGAAGAAGATATTACTTTTACTAAAGAACAAAAAGAACTTATTGAAAGGTTTATGAAGATAGACCCTGATAAGATTACAGATGCAAAAGAAGCATTGAGAGCTGTTGACTCTCTCATAAACTTTATACAGAATAAATCAACAGCAGGAATGTTAAAATCAATTGCTCAGTATGAAGGAATAGAAGGAGGAGAGCAAGCTGTTAGTGAAGGGTTAAAAGCAACAAGACTTAGAAAGTATTGGAGTACAAGATTGGGATTAGGTCTCGGAGAGCAAATCACATCGCTACCTGTATTGTTTGATAAAATGTTTAAAGGAGTTACAAGAGCATTAAGAGTTGAAGAACTTATAGGTATGTCTGATTTAATTAATAATAGCTCTAAAAAAGAATCTGAATCTAATAGAATAGTTAAAGAGTATGTAAATAAATTCTACAAAACAAAAGCAAACGGAGAGTCTTTTAATTCTGCATACAATGATATTGAACGAGGAGTGTTTGCTCATATTTTTAGAAATGTAATTGGACCTGAATCAAGAATGAAAGAAGTTTTCAGTAAAAGAAAACAAGAAGTTTTAGATGCTATTGATTTATTATCTAAAAGAGGAAATGATTCAGAGAAAGAAATAGCTCAACTTTTACAAAAAGTATATGATAAAATATTAGATGGCTCTGAAAATATTCAAGATGTTATTGGTAAAACTGATGCGAACAATGTAAAAGCTGTTGAGCATTGGGTAAAAGAATGGTCTAATAAATACGACTCATTAGCTGATTTGGCTATTAACTTCTACAATAAAGTATTAGGTAGAGACTTAAACTATACTCCTGATAAAATTAAAAAGCTTCAGGATAAAATGCAGGATATTGATTTAGAAGATATACAATCTCAATTCTTTGCTAATACTGACGAGATTTTATATGATAAAAAATCAGGAAGTTTAATGGATAAGCAAGAAAATAGAAGTATACCTAAAGATATGTATGTAGATTTTTCATTTGATAAGAAAAATGCAAATGCTATGAACGATGCTTTGGCTGATTTATATACTGCATTTGATGTAGCTAAAGTAGGTTCATTCCTCAAATCTAAAGAATTTAGAAAGGTATTTCCATCAGCTAAAGATGCAAATCTTATAGATAAAAGAATAAAAAAATTCGTTAGATTAACAAGAAAGAAAACTCCTTTTACTAATCAAGATATATCTAACCTTTTAAAAGCAGCAAATAAATTAGCTAAGCTTGGTGTTGCAGCATCATTAGCATCTCCTGCTCAGCCATTTAAGCAAACCATACCGGTTATGTTTAGTACTGCTATGAGTGCGGGTAGTGTAGGCCTTGGTATAGCATTTAATAAAAACTTCAATAATTGGCTTGACAATTTAGGATTCGCTATATCAAATAGAGGTGTTGAGGCTCAGGCTGAGATAGAGTCGTTAAATAAATTATTAGAGAAAGCAGCAGATATGCCACTTGATAAAGCTTTAAAATTCATAGAAAGAACAAACGATAAAGCATTGAAAGTATTGTTGGTTAACTTTGATGTTTGGATTGCAAGAGCTTCATTTAAAGCATACTATGAGCAGTATTTAAAAAACAAAGGCCTTTATGAGACCACTGAAACAGTGCAAACAGAAAGTGGAGAGCGAACAGTAATTGAAAAAGGAATTGATTACAGTAAACACGAAGTAAATAAAGAGGCTGCTAATTATGCTCAAAGGATGGTAGATAGACAACAAAATATATCTAACCCTGAATTAGCCGGAGATTTATTTACAAGCGAAGATGCTGCAAAAAAAGCATTTGTTAAAATGCTTATGCCTTTCTCAAGTTTTAGAACGAATCAATCTGCAAGACTTGGAGCTGACTTAAGTACATTAGAATATTGGAATACTTCTACAAAAGAAGATAAAGTTATTGCTCTAAGGTCTATAGCAGGATATGTATTAGAAGCTGCTGCATATAGAAGTTTACAAATAGGATTTGCTTTATTGACGTATTCAGCTGCAAAAGCTATAATGGGAGCAGATGATGAAGAAGAAGATAAAAAATATGTAGAAAACCTATTAACAGGTTCGGGTCAAAGTTTTATGACTGATACTTTTTCTCCAATACCGTTAGCAGACCCATTTATGCAAGATGCAATGGCGTTTAGTGCAGAAGAAATTCAATCCTTAATGGAGATTCCTGAAGAAGAAAGAAAAAGATTATTCCCTTCTCAAGAACAATCTGCATTGAAAATATTTGGTACTTATGGTATACCTTTACAAAAAGCAAAAGATATATATTCTTTAGGAAGATTAGCTTATACTCAGAAGTATACTGATAAATATGGTAAAGAAAAACAAATAAGTAAAGAAGAATCTGATAAATTAAAAATATTGATAGGTCCTTTATTTGCTGCATCTGTTATGGGGGTAGGTAGTCCTGATATGACATCTATTGCCAACAAATCAATTAAGATGGCTAAAAAATCTAATAAAATAGATATGGAATTACTTAAGAAAACAAATCCTAAATTATATGAAAGATTCAAAAAATTACAGGCTAAAAGTTTAGATAAGGAATTTCAAGCTAAATTAGAGGAAAGAAGAAAAAGAATGGAAGAGAGATTGAAAAAGAAAATAGAAGAGAGAGCAAAAAAAGATTAAACATATCTTATATACTTTAGTTCTTTTTGTTTATCATAATAAACCATTAGTTCTAAATTATTGAAGGAGTTGTCTCGTGGGGTTCTTCCGCCCCACTTGATTTCTCCTTTTAGTTTGTTGGCCTTTCCGTAAATGATACCATCTTCACAAGCCCATATAACTACAGGAGGTAATCTTTTATCTACTAACTTAACTAACTTTCTTGCAGTTACCGGAAGAGGATAAGCATTGTGTATTGTTCTTATTCTTCCTTTAACTTCTGCATAAGCTATTAGTCCTCCATCTTTATCGAATATCTTATAGTCGACATCGTGTGGGTCAAGTTTTTTAAATGAACCACCAAATATATTTACAAAGGTTTGTATAGCTTTTTTCTCTCTTATTAAGTCCTGTTCGGTTTCAAAAGTCATCTTCTTCTATTGATTTTAAAATGCAACGCAATTCCATAATTAAGAACTGAACATCTCTCGGTACAGTCTTAAATTCTCTGTCAACTAACTTCTCGTAAATGTCAGTCAACACTATGTGGTACTCTTCTATTCTTCGAGATATTCTCTCAGCTCTTTGTTGCTCCATAACATTTGATTTTATAAATCAAAAGATGGTAATATAACTTCTTTGCAATACTCTATCGTTGGCATCTTTCTATTTTCTTTTTGGTATCCTTCAAGACGCTCAACAAAATTGTTAAGTAGGTGGTCTCTTTCTAAAATAGCTTTCTCCAATCTCTCTGCTAAAGATATTGCTTCCAAATGTATATCATCATTTGACTTCATTATTATTTTTCTATTCTCTAATAAGAATTTCTTCTTACATATATTGTATTTTCTTTTAAATGTCGAATCAAATTCTAATAGGTTCTCTATGTTGTTTACATAATGAATAATAGTTGCGTGGTCCTTATCTATTGTATTGCCAATTTGTTCGTAGGCATATCCTAAATCTCTAAGTATTTTAGCGTATACTTTACGACCATCTACAGCACTTCTTTTCCTTCTTTTTGATTCTATATCTATTGAGAATATTTCGTTTACTATTTGTTTTAATGCTTCCATTTAATTAAAGTGGTTTATATATTTCTGTTTTTAATCCGTGTTTTTCTAACTCTTCTATTCTAAAATCCTGTAGAGGAGAAGTCTTTCCATTTTGGGTCTTCACTTCCACAAATAGAACATCTGAGTTTTTTGGTATAGCTATAAGGTCAGGTATACCCGGCTTATTTGTATTTATTAATTTTATTACATAATAACCTTCCTTTTCAAGTTCTTTTATTTTTTTGTTTTGAATTTTTGATTCTAACATATTTAACAATAAATTAAATTAATATTATTTTTTAATCTTCCATTTAATTTTGATTTTAATGTTGATTGAGGAATATTATTATACAAAGCCGCCTCTTTTGTTCCTATATAAAAAACACCTGTTTGAGTATTTAATATTATTTTTGAAAAAATATTTTTTAAATTTTCTTTTTCGTTTTCAGACATTTTTTTATTAACACCATTTTTATTTCCTTTTTGAGATAAAGACATTTTATCTTTAGTTGTATCGGAATGTTTCTTACCAAACATCCCACTAATCTTTCCTGAATTTGATTTAGATATTTTTAATTTTGTTTCTTTAGAATGTACTTTTCCAATATTTGAAAGTGATATTTTTAATTTTGATTCTTCAGAATGTTTTTTATCACTCATAGCGCCTTTTCTTCCTTTCATTCGAATAGACATTTTTAATTTAGTATCTTCACTTACTAATCTTCCAATTGATTTTTTCCTTATTTTTTCCTTGGTATATTCTGAAAGATATCCGCTTTTATCATCTGTTTTAGTTAATTTTAAATTTAAACCTATTTCTAAAACATTATAATGTTCTTGAAAAAATCTTTCTCTATTATTTAATAATTCAATACAGCATTCTTCTATAATTTCAAATATATGATTTTCTACTCCATACTTTAAAAAAGAATTATAGAGTTTAATCTGACTTACACAACTTCTTAATTTTTTATATTGAGTAAATCTTTTTTCAATATTTATTGATTGACCAATATAAATCTTATTATTTGGAGAAGTAATTTTATAAATTCCTATCATATAAAAAATTTAAATTAATAACATAGTACCCTTGAGCCTCAAGCTCTTTAATTTTTTTCGACTGTATGACGCTCTCTCTCATAACTAAGTATTGTAGCAATTTTATATTGCTTGATTATTTACTTTAAAAACTGCCACAATACGACAGTTAGTAGCCATTTTAAGAAACAGCATCAAACACCGAAACAACCTGCACCCGACCAAAGTAAGTTTTAGGTTGCCACACTAATACATCTGACAAAAGAAACTTTTCCTGTGCCTTTTTGTATGTTCCTGTTGGATTTGCAGGGATAAACCAATGCTGAAAAATAATCCTTTTACTTGCTACTCTTGAAAGTTCTGCTAATAAATCGTGATTCCATTGGAAATTTCCGTTGTAAGGCGGGTCGCAAATTACTGTTTCAAATTCGTTATCCTTTACAAAGTCCTGCATTTTTGAGGCATCGCAAATTATGTCAGGATTATTTTCAGCATCAGCATCTAATCGCACATCGCCAAGTAATGATTTACCACAGCAAACGTGCAATGTTTTACCAATAAACAATCCCTGCAAAACATCTTCAATGCTATCATTCCAAAGTTTCTTTTGCACTCTGTAAATGTGGCTCGTTCCTGCCAACGGCACATTCCCTTTTGTCTTGTTAATTGCAGGTTGATTTTTGTAAGTTACACTTGCCATATTATTTGTTTTTAAATTAAATTCGTGAATAAAAAACGGCTACTAACACTTGTTTGCACCTTTTTTTGTTTATATAGTAAATCCATTATACTTCTATATTAGTTACTTTCATTAGTTCGTTTATAGAGAACGTAGCTTTGTTACACTCTTTAATAAACTCAATTAGTTTTTCAAGGTCTTCTTTTCTAAAAGCAAATCTATTTGCAAGGAACCAAGTGTATGGACTGCAGCTTTCATCTAACTCTATTTCTTCAAGTTGGAAAGCTAATTTTTTTTGGGGTAATACGGTCATACTAAAAGATAATGTATATTCTTTATCTTTCTCTAACCATTTATGCTGAGGTATTTTACTTGGTTTGTTATCAGCATTAATGCACAAACATTTTATCATCGCTTAGAACTTTTACCATTTTGACCATTACGGGCTCTATTCAATTTCATTCTCTCTTTTACTAAACGACCTGTTTTTGTGTGGCTTAAATCCAATCCATCTCCATTACCATAAGTACCGGCTTCTCTATTAGCTTTGTTAAGCTCTACTCTGTAGTTCTTTCTTTTCTCAGTAGCTTGATACTTGGTATCGTATGCTAACTTTTTCTTTCTTCTTTCTTCTGACATACCTAACTTGTCATAAGATGGGTGGGTCCCTGCTAATTTGTTTTTCATAATCCTTTTCTTTTAGTGTAATATCTTATTCTTTTAATTCTTCTGCTAATTCTAATATAGCGTTATTAAATTGTTTTTCGTTAAATGTAGCTTGTAACATTAAGCCTTTAAATAGTTGCAGATATTCATCAAGTGTTATATCGTTATATTCTGTTTCTACTGTGTATGTATGTCCGTAGTTTTCTATTTGTATTTTCATTTAAATTTATCCTTTAGTGTCATAAGTAAAAATCTTTTTTAAAGTGGGCTAACGTGTAGTCCTTCTTTTTAGTTACTGCTTTATAAATTTCGTGCTCCATACCTCCTTTAGAGAATATCCAAAACACTTTATTCTCAAGTCTTTCTTTAGTAGTCATTCTGTCTTTAGATTGCCAATAACTTGTAGCACTAAAGTCAATATTATAATACACAAGGTACTCCGCTTTCTTTAAAGATATTCCTTCTCTTCCTGAGACAATCTGTAATGCAATGTTTTTATAAGTTTCTTCAAAGATACTAAGTTCTGTTGTAAGTTCATCTCCAAATACTTCTTTAAGTGCTTGCAGTTCTTCTTTGAACTTATAGAATATTGCAATCTGACATCCTTCCCAAGTTTCTTTTATGAACTCTGCTTTTGATGTATCTAATACCATTGAGTTACCACTCTCGAACTTAATTGTCCCTGAGTACAGCTGATGTAATTTACTCATCAACTTTACAGGAGTATCTCCTAAGATAACTTCATCCTTTCCTTGAACAACTAAGTCTCTTGTTAATTTATTAATCAGATTATAAGTTGATTCTTTTAAATCTATCTCAATAATTTCTTCAGTTGTTTTGGTTACAAACCCCGCTTCTTCCTGCGTGTAATTGATTGTGAATGGTTGCATTTCTTGAACGATTGTCTCATATCCTTTCGAGTAATCATTCATATTTAAACCATTTATAATCTTGGTTGTAACTTTTACAAAGTTATCACAAAATCTGTAAAAATTTTTAAATTGTTTAAATGGATTTTTTGGGATACCATAAACCTGATGATACATCTGAGAATACGACTCAGGAGTGGGTGTACCTGACAGCAAAATAACATTAGCTTTTGTCTTGATTATTAAGTCTTTTACTTGAGTAGCTCTTTTACTTGGTTTAGGAAATGCACCCATAGAGTGAGCCTCATCACAAATAATTAAATCCCAATCCGTATTTTCTATCTTATGTAAACTCTCGTAGTTAATGATTGTTAAATGATACGAAGGGTTAAGCATATCGTAATCCTTTTGGATACTACTAATAGCTTTCTTTTTTGTTAAAAACAAAACATTTCTACTTGAAATCTTTTCTGCTATTCCAAGACTTGTTAATGTCTTTCCGGTGCGTACCTGCATTGCAAGATATACAAACCCATTTTCTAATATAATATTAGAGCCTTTATCTATAATATCTTTTTGGTAATCTCTAAATTCTACTTTCATTAGGCTTTTATAATATTCACAACTTCTGATTATTCTATCTCTAATCTCTGTTGGTGTTTTGTGTTTGTACTCTTGTATTGTTTTTACATTCTTACCTCTACCTACTTTAACATCTATTGTGGAACATACTACCTTCTTTAGCAGCTCACATTGTTTCCACATCTCATAGTCGTTAAAGCCTAAGTTCCTTTCTATTATCTGCTTATTCTCATATTGCATATTGAACATTTTGGTATTGGAGAATATTGTTCTATCTCAGGCATTTCACAACCGCACATTATCTCTTTATAGGTTCCATCCTCATTAAAGTTTTCTGCTATGTATTGCTGTAGTTTAGCACACTTCTCATACATCTCTACATCTTGAAAGTATCTAATCATAAACTCTATACTCTCTAAAGCATCTTCTTCGTCTCTTGAGTGAGCAAAGAAACCTATACCTGACATAACAATCTGTTCTAAGTTTGCGTCATTAACTAATACATTGTATGAGTTTACCATACCAATGTGAACGGCTTGATTCTGTCTCATAAATTTACCTGTATTTTCAGTGTTGGACAACTCATTTTATGAAAATCTTTTTGATGACAATATTTACATATACCATTATCCCAAAACATATCACAATTATAAGCGTCTGACTCTCTATTGAAGTTACCATAGGACTGTCTAAATTCATTTGCCGGAGCAGTGAATCGATAACAGAAATCCTTAGACGGACACTGATGGTCCTTGCATTTACTTATATCACTCATTTTTTAAAATTTTTCTATATAAATTATTTACTCTCTCTGAATTAACTCCTCTCTTGTAGTAGAAGTCCATTACTTTTTTAATTCTTGTTAGTGGTTTAAAATACTTTGACATAATTAATTAAAGATTAAAAATAATACTGATGCTATAATTCCAATTACTGATAGCCACGCTACCACTTCTATAAAAATTCTCTCTGTTTTTGTCATATTTATATCTCTTTAAACATTATCCATCTACCAATGTGGTCTCTATCTTCATCGTAAGTAAGTTCACTTCTAAACTTAGCGTATGAGTTTATCCATCTATAGAATTTAGTTCTACTCAATCCCTCTTTACCTTTGCCTCCATAGAAAGGATAGTCCTCAATGAATGAATTGAACAACTCATTTTTATACAACCTAACATTCGTAGGTATAGTAGCTGTCTTATCATCGTTGTCTACCAATCCAACCCATTCTATAAACTCGTGTGAAGTTGCTTGAGACAAGTCTCTTACATTTGAATTTATTGATTTGGTTTTAACTAATCCGGTAACTAAGTAACTCTTCAAGCAGTTAATCATATAGTTGTCAAACTGAGACCAATCATCATCATTCCAATCTCCAAACAATAACTTACCAAATTCGTCTTGTGGTGTAAAGTTTTTATTATAATACTGATGTAGTTCTAATTCCCATTTTCGTCTCGCAAATGAGTTCCCTGACCCTTTAATCGCATAGTTAGTTGTTATTGCAATCTTCGGAGACTTAGCAAATGGTATCTTAATTGCATCTTTGTTTTTCTTCTCAAGAGTTAAACCCTCAGTAACTACACTGAACAATCTCTCAAAGTCAAAATGCTTTTTAACATCATCGAATACAAGTATCTGAGTATCTGCTGATACTAACTGATAAGCAAAGCTTCGCTCAAATGTGAAAGACTTACCATCAATAGTAACTACTTTCTTCATCTTACTAAGAGCACTCATAAGTAAACCTTTACCTGTTCCACCTTCAGGGTTATCGCTAATAACCTCATCATTTAGAATGACTGCAGGACAGAATGATAAGTTCTTATATCCGTGCATAAGAAAACCTAATGTACTCTCCATAGATTTGATTCTACTTTCGTCTGAACCATTAACATTGAATAGAAACTTTTTAAAGTCACAAGACTCTGTTACTTTTCCAACATTAAACATTCTATCAATAACGTGGTCCTTCCAAACATATCCACCTAAATCTAAGTAATCAATAGTTGTTATTGCATCTTTAGTAATCTTTACTGCACAATTTTTATAGTACAGGTATGATGAGTCTTTTGTATCTGCAATAAAGTAAATCTCAATAGTTGAAAGCAAAGATAAAAACTCTTCCTTAAAAAATCTTGTGTTGTCTGCAAAGTAATTGTAGATTGATACATCATCTAATTCAAGCAGATAACTAAGAACAAAGTCTTTAATCTCTTTCTCTGAGGTATGGTCGATTAAGTTATTAGTAACTTTCACAAATACATAGTTCTTACCACCTTCAGGGCAGAACTTATAGAACCCATTGTCTTCTAAGAACTCTTTGAATAGAACGTGGATGATTTTTATAATGCCTTTGTCGTTCTTGGTCCAAAAGGTCATCTTTGAGTTCTCTTCCTCAATCTTTGCTAATACAGAGTCGATTACATCTTCATCTAAGTTGGACTCTTGGAGTTGGTATTTAATCTCTTTTCGAGATGCCCCTCTTCTAAGTTTAGCTTTAATGGTATTAATTCTTTCTTCATCTTCGTAATACTTAGTACCAAAGTTAGTTGTGTTGCGGTAAGCTGAGTCGATAGTAGTAGCTATCTCGGCCAATGTAAAGCTGCTTGTTGCGAATTGGTTAAGTACATAAGATGCAAGACTTTTATTAATACCAAAGTCGTTGAATGCCATTGCAAGAACATAAGCATTTTGATTTCTCTGTCCTTCTTGCATAGGATATTTTTTCTCCCACCATTTAACCAATATCTCAACTATCTTATTTTCGTCTGTAATTGGAATTGTGGCCTTATCTCTTACTCTACTAACCTCAGTATACTCCGGCTCCTCAATCGTGTCCCAAATCGAAGAATTTGGGTTGATATGAATAAGTGGGTCATAACTTTCATAACATACTCTACTGATGTTCTTACTTGTCTTATCGAAGTAAGGAGAGTTAAAGTATTTCTCAAGGCTATTAAAATAATTTTTATGGTTGTCCGGTTCAGCAGGTATTTTAACCAATACTTTTAAACCATTCCCTGATGGAGATATGAATACTGAGTAAACAAATTTGTTTTTAGATAAAGTCTCTTTGTCTTGCAATAACTCTTTTTGTTTTTGATACCCATCAAAGTCCAAACAAATTAAACCTGAATGTTCAGTCAAAGATAAATCTTCTCTCTTGGTAAACTTTCCACTAAAACAAATTGCCGGTAATTGTTTCTTTATCTCATTACGCTCAGACTTATCTTTCTCTTGTCTGATACGCTTTACTATTTCTTTTGTAGTACCTGCTCCCTCTTTAATCCTATCAAGGATGATATTCACATCTCTAAAGAACGGAGTGTCTGTATCCCTTATGTTTTGGAAGATTGTTACTATGTGTGTCATTAAATGTCGGTTTTATGTTGATTTTATGTCGGTTTTTTAAACCTAACTTACTGATTATTAATACTTCTGTTAATAATGTCAATTTTTTAAGTCAAAATATAATAAATAAAAAAAGAAGAATAGTATTTTATATATATATATAGTAGAGAAAAGAAAAATCGACATTGTTGGTAGGTAAAAAAAGGGGACTATTACATCCCCTTATTTTGGGTTTAGAACGGGAGGTCCGGAGCCTCAGCCTCGACTACGCTTGGCTTTGGTGCGTTACTCACACTCTTCGAACTATCATTCTTTACTTCGAATGTGTCCAACTCAACATAGTAGTTACCACTTCGAGCTTGTTTAATACTTAGGTTTGTCCAACCACTTTTCTCATTCTTTTTGATGAAAGCAATTGCCTCATCAACTTTCATTGATAATCTCCCTACTACAAAGTCAGGAGCATTTTCGTTTCGTTTGAATACGAAACCATCTGCAAAGATTTTTTCCTCTTGTTGCATTTTTAAATAATTTAAGTTTGCCTTAGTCTATTGAAACCTACTACTCCCCTCTAAGGCTAAGTTTGTAGTTGGTGTTATTTCTTTTTAAATAAATACTTAACTATAACCATAAGCGTTGTTATTGTAGCTGCTACAATAAACGAACAGAATAATAATTTTACCATAGCATTTCATCAATGTAATAGTTTACAATATCATCTGTTGGATTGTCTCCGAAGTATTTATTGAATACCTCAATAGCCTTACCAACTTTAATTTCTCCTCCCTTGACAAATTCTTCTGTTGGTCTGAAGATACCAAGTATACCTGATGTCTTGTCAATAGTATAGAATACTAAAGGCTTTCCGAATAGAGTTTGGTATATGTAGCACTGAGAGTCGTAGTTATACTTCTTAGCATTCCATTTGAACTTATCAATATCTGATGTAGTCTTCAGGTCGATGATTGCATCATCAGTTACAATATCAGCCTTACCTTTCCACATCATACCTTGTATCTCTGCAATAGCCGGTACTTCATACTGATTGCCTTTCTTGTACAACTCCTCAAAGAATACAATGTTACCATTGATAATACTTACAAGGTTCTCAATGTCTTCCTTCTCTTTCTGAAGTAAACAGAAAGGTAAGTTGTTCTCCTCACAAAAGTCTTTGTATAGTTTTGTAGTTCGTGTACTCGCATCAACATACTTTAAATCTTTAGCCTTCTCAGGTTCCAATATCAACTGATGAAAGTATCTACCCTCTGCAAAACTTTTGTTGTCTTCTCTTGATTTCCCAAAGTCTTTTGGATTGTTAAGTAGCGTACCAATGTCTGAGTTGGATAAGAATTTCTTACCTATACCCGAATAGTATTCCTTGTCGTCTTTCAACAACTCAAGGATATGGTCATTTAATTTTGCCATTACGAATTAATTAAGGTAGCTATTTCTTTTTTAAGAGCAGGGGTAATTACATATTTTCTATTTAACTGCTTACCAATAGCCTCAAGTCCTAATGCTTTGTTTGTGGTAACATAGCTAACTACTTTATCCCAATTCTCTGTACCTTTTTTAAGTGTCTCTAATTCAGATGTAGGTGCAGTAACAGGAGCAGTAGTAGTAGTAACATCTCCTTCAGGTAAGTCTTCTCCGGCATAGATATAAATACCCATACCAAACATAGCTAAGTTCTTAACTAAGCATCTCATTAATGTTTTGTTGATGTCAAACATTGTAGCGGCCTCAACAGTCTTCTCTCCGTATCTTGTTTGATAAGTATAAGATTTAGCCATCATTGATTTGTTAGCACCATCCATTACCGGTAACCACATTTCTAATGTCTCTCCTTCAATAGTTACCTCAGTCATTACTAAGTACCCAAGGTTCTCATCATAGAAGTATGGCTTGTGTGTGTTAGGGTCTTCGATTACTGAATAAGTTGCATCAGGGCAAGCCTTCTTTACTTCTGCCCAAGCCCAAGCCCAAGATAAGTAAGTTAGCCCATTCTTTTTTTCTACTTTGTCGTTCACATTTATAGACGACAATTTTTCATAAGTTGTTTTTTCCATTTGATTTGATTTGATTAAATAAATACTGATTTTTCGATTTCTTTTAAAATGTATTGGTAGTCTTTGTCTTCTTTAATTCTACCTTTAACTACTTTAACTCCATTAATTATTGAGTTGTGGGCAATTTTATATTTATTATCCATCATATACTTTTGAATAATAATATACTTCATTGGTCTTGTGTGGCATAAGTAGTACAACATTTGTCTTGCATCTACTATGTGTCTCTTCTTAGATTTAGAGAACAATTCTTTTTTACTTATGTTGAATATGTCCATAACTTTTTCAACATATTGATTAAATACATCTTCTTTCATTTGATTTGATTTGATTAAAGAACAAAGGTAACAATAAATGTTTAAATATCGTTCAATTTTTTAATATTTTTTTATCATATTATTATTATTAATTTAAGTATTCCATTATTAATAATATTGATAATATTACTGAACCTATTGCTATTATCCAAGCAACTGAACTTATTATTGTTTCTTTCATATTGTCTTTAGGTCGGTGTATTTAACATATATAAAACCTTCGTGGGTAATCTTGTCTGCTTTCTCCCAACTCTCTTTAGATACTACTACTCCGTTAGGGTTCAGCTCTGATTTTAGTTTCTCAATATATAGAGTGGCATCCATTAATTCTTCTTGTAAATGGTTAAGCCAATCTAATAATGAAAGGTCATCTCTGTCTAAAGTAGTACCATACTTTTCTACACCAACATCTGACCTGTGTTGGTACTTATCAGTAACTTTTTTTACTATTTTATCTTTCATAACTAATTGCTTTTGATATTTCTAAATAGGCTACCTCTTTTTCTACTTTGTCAGTGTTACTGAAGTAAGTAGTAGCCGGGTTTTTATTATTTATTTCCCAATCGGGTTGAATAATATTTAAGTTAAAACTATATATACCTTTTGGTGTTGAATTGAAATACATCGGGGTATCCAAATGTTTCATACATTTTTCCACCATAGCATCGTATTTCTTTTTCTCAATTAATAAAGTATCGTAATGTTTTCTTCTGCATTTCAACTCTAATCTGTGACCTGTTTTTGGACTATAACAATCCCACTTTGACATTGGGTTTTTTGACATAACTAAATCAGGATATACATTTTCCTTTAGCCAATCGAATAGGTTACTTTCTTTCCAATTCTCCATATTTTTTTTTGGCTAAGATAAACATTATTACAATGTATAGATAAGTATCAGCGTTATTATTGCAAAATATATTGCAACAAGCAGTGCATTTTTAATCTCTTTTATAATCTCTTTATTGTCCATAAGGTAGCTCTGTTATTGTTGTTATTCTCTTAAATACTGCAACCTCATTGTTGAATACATTGATAGCTGATACTATATCGTTGGCTTCAACAATATGCTCTAAGTCATAACACTCATCGTTCCTTTCTGTGTAATAAAATACTAAATACTTTCTCATCTGCATTGGTTTATTTGAGGGATTAATGATTGATTTGTGGTGTCAAAAGTTTTTTGCTTTTGTATCTGCGTGCATTCGTTAATCGTGGTATATACACTATGATAGTTCACTGCAGGATTTTGTGGTGTACCAACTACATTAAAGGTAGTTACCTGCACTACTTTATCGCAATCACAATCAGGCTCGTCCACTTGTTCTTGTTGAGGTGTGCTACACGCTACCATACCAATAGCGAGTAGAATAAAAGGTATTTTTCTCATTCTTCAATTTTTTTAAGGTTATCAACATCGTATCCTGCATCTCTAAGGACTTGCTTAGCATTCTCAATGTCTAATTGTTTTAGTATAGCACTAACGTCTATGTAGTCGTTAACATCAATTTCTTTTTCTTCCATAATATTTATTTTTAAGTTGTTTTAAAAAAATAGTCTTTCCTATTAGTCAGTCTAATTGTAATTTCAGTTATTATGATACGCAATTAATACGCTGAGTAGCAACTGACTTAACCAATGGCATTACAACGAGCTACCTTACCGACAAGTAAAGTTGTCCATAACGCTACTCAATTAAATGATTATTGTGGGGAACTCCACATATAGTTCTATTACTTTTCTTGGATATTTTTTCTTAAGTGCATCTAATAGCATCTCATTGTCATAGTCCTCAATGTCTTCACGCTCATTGTTTACAATAGGAGTAATGACCTCTACAATATCAACCTCATCAAGTTCAGTATGTAAAAAGAAATCTTCTTCCTCATACGCAGTTGTGTTTACTCTAAATATATTCATCTTCAAAATCTTTTAAGGTTATACTCATTACTTCAGTTAGTTCTTCTCCATAGTCATCATTTATAAAATCAAATAACTTGGCATCATCATCTAAATCTTCTTCGGTTATGTCCGTATCCCAACCATCGCTAATTCTATCTTTAGCAAACTCTCTTAATTCTTCGATACCTTTGAAAAAATAATCTGTATTATCATCATAGTATCTAATTCTAAAAATTTTAATTTCTTTCATAGTTCTTCAATATTTTTTTGTTCAACAAACTCTGCTCGAAACTCCATTGATAAATCGTACACATCGACTTCGTTATCGAAAATATCTTGTGCTTCTTGTTCATCAAAAGCATCAACAATTATATCCATAACATAAGTTATTTTAAATGGTTTCATCTTGATTAATTCTTCCGATAAAAATAGCGTTTCAAGTCCAACCATTTTGCAGTTGGTATCTCCATAAATATCTTCGATAACCATTATACCGAAATCTTCATCGTGGGGGTGTATTGACTTTACAATATCTCCTATTTTTAAATCTTTCATAGTTCTTTTAGTATAAATTTAACTTTGCTTTTTGTATCATCATTAGGAGTTAACTCCTCAAGGTTTGCCCAACCACTATTCCACTCGAAATAGTAATCGTTACTCCAACTTACTTTGCGTAAGAATTTTCCGTACTCATTTATGTAGTAGAAATAATCTCCTGTTTTCATTTCTTTTTAGTTGTTAATAGTTTTCTATCTATCTCAGGGTTGTTTAACACATAAAGGTAAAATACCTTGTCAACGGCTTGGAACTGACTAAATGCAGTCACGGTACACACATAATTATTTGCGTAATACACTCGATAAGGTTTACTTGCTTCCATAATCTATAACTCTGCGTCAAAAACGCATTCTTTGTTCTCAATTATACAATCCCTTATTTGAATACCTAACTTTAAGTCGGCATAATCACATAACTCTTTAGAAGTAACTCCAATAGATAATAAATCTTCATCGTTGTATCCTGCATTCTTAGAAAAGAAATCCTCAATAACTTTTATTTTGTCTCCTAAGTTATCCTCAATGTTCTCAATCTCTTTCTCAACCCCTTTCAAATCATCTTTCTGAAATACATAGGTTATGTAACTTGGCTCTAATTCTTCGCCCCCAAATCTACTTGGTGCATTGCTTGGTTGTAAACCAAACCAAAATTTACCTTCAATGTCTCCGTTATAATATCTTCCCATAATGTTTAATTGTTTAATAATTGTTTTACTTTTTTTATGTTCTCTTGTTCTTGTTCTTCGGTTTCTTCGTGCATACATACCCACTCATCGCCAAACTTTTCTTTGACAACAGGCCTATTTGTATGTTCACAAAACCCTATTCTTACTTTGTCTTCCATAATGTTTCTTTGTTAATTTTTCCGTTAATTAATCTACTTACTATTGCCTTTTGTATATTATGTTCTTGGTTAGTAAAAGATACTATCTCTGATGCAAATTCATCATAGTCTTTTTCAGTCTCTAATGTACCACAACTTCGAACACCATTGTCGAACTCAATACTATAAGCACCATAAGGCTCTTTGAGTAACTTTTCTTCTCTTACTACATTGTCAATAGAATACTCTTTGCTTTCATCTATCTTTATCATATTCCCTTCGCTATCTCTTTTAATAACAAAAGAGTAATGATAACCACAACTATCGCAGTTTATATATTCTTCTCCCGTTTTATAATAGAAATCACTAAACGCTTCTTGCTTACAATTCGGACACTCAATATAATCTATTACACTTCCCATAATGTTTCTTTATTTAATTAATTACCACATATCTCCACCACAACGGACATAATTTTCAATGCTAAACCATTTTTTGTAGTCATCTATATCCTCTTGCTCTAACAATATATACCCATATCCGTTACAATACTTAAGCCTATCGTTTAACTTAAAGAACTCATCAAAACATTCTGCCTTGGTTTCTTTTTCAATATTAAATGGTCTATTTACGAACTCAAAACTTTTTAAATCTTTTGTTCTTTCTATTGTTTTTAATGTATACATAATGTTATTGTTTTAATTGTGTTAAAAAGTTATCTAAATTTTCTTCAAATGTTAATAGGTTTTGGTAATGTTCTTCAAAGCATTCTAATTCGTATAACGAATAGTCGCTCATACTTTGCATATACAATATCCAATCATTGAAATCATAAATTGAATTGTCTATTAATTCATCTATCAATCTAATCGCAAAATCTATTGACTTGCTTTTTAATTCTATGTTTAAAGTAACTAACTTGTTACGATGATAAAACCATTTGTTATCTATTTCCATAATTGTTATTTGATTAATAATGGCACCATATAAATGCTATCTAAGAATAGACAAATAATTAATGCTTGAATATGTTCTTGTCTTGTACCTTTGAAATTAGGTATTACGCATAATGTTATCATAATTTCTAATTTTTTTAAACATAATAATAATCAAAAAACCAATTTATAAATTCGTTTTTATTATAATTAAAATCTTTATCATCTTCCAATAAAGAATTAAATTCATTTATTAATTCTTGGTGAGTTTGTATGTATATAGTTAATTCTTCCATAACTATAACATCATCATCTCTACCTATTGTATTGTCATCAAAAAGTAATTCCCCATTTAAGAAATCTTTTTTTATTTTAATTATTTTTTTTGAAGGTATATGAAATACCTTATAGCCTGTAATATCTTCCATAATTTCTAATTGTTTTTAGTGTACCAAACGATAAACATTTCGTTTAGTGTGATTAATTTATTACATAGTTTTTTTGCTCGATACTTGCTCGATACTTGGCCAACAACTTCATCGTTGTCCCAATAGTTTAAGTAGATTGTGTACATTTTTTCTTACTTTTTTTGTTAATACTATTTTGGTATACAATTTCGTATGCCTTATCCATTCTATAATGGTCTGCTAAGTGAACGCTACCCATTTTAAGTAACCATTCATAAAATTTGTTTACTTCTTCCATAATGTTTATTAGGTTAATAATTATAGTACAAATTTAGTACATTATTTTTACATTGCAAAATTATATTTGTTAATTTTTTGTTAAACTTTTAATATAGTTAATTGCTTCTTTTTTAAACTGAAATGATTTTAATATTATATCTTTTTCAGTATCTATAACAAAGTAGAAACCTTGTTCAAATATGCCTTTAGTGTCTTGTATTATTCTCATAATGATGATAGTTTTGCGTTAATTATTGTACCACTCTTTTGTGGCTCTTTGACTTATATATACATTCATACCCGCTAAATGATATTCTTTTTTTAGCCTTGCTAATTCTTTTCTAAATTCTCGCCAATCATTAAAATCATTGATATTTAATTGGTCTATAGTTTCAATTCCGTATTCCGTTTTAATATTAAAGTATTTCATAATGTTTTAGTTTTTATGGGGAGGGTAAACCTCCCCGTTAATAATTATTTTACTATTGAGTTAATCTCTTTTAAAGTTATTGTATGGCAACCTATTTTTATAAGTTTGTCGTTGACTTCACTTATGGTATAGTCCAAAAATTTGTCGCCTGCTTTAATTGTTTTGTTTACTATATTATTATAGAAACGCAAACCAACGGCAACGGGTATTTTTACCCCTTGAGAAGTTTGGAAATTTTCGCTATCTTTACGCAAGTAGTCGAAGCCGTCACGCAAGTATAGAGAGCCTTGCTCGAATTTTCGCCACTTTTTTAAGCTCTTTGCGTGCTCTTTTTTAAGTTGTAATTCTTTGGCCTTTGCTTCGGCCTCAATTAGTTTTTGTTTAGTTTCTAAATATTCCTTAGTTTCGGACTTTTCCGTAATGCTTAACAAATATTCCAACGGCTTAGGGGTTTCTATTCCAAAATAATTAGCGTATTTATTGGCTCTTGCTTTTATGCGTTGCAATTCTAAAATATAGTTTTCGGGCTTGCGTGCACTTGATAACTTTTTAATATTATATTCGGCCTCATTAAGCCAATGATTAAAATTTTGTTCGTGGTTTCCTGTTGGGTTATAACAATAAATTCTATTTTTGTGGCTCGTTGCGTTGCGTACTTGTGCTATATGTTTAGCCGTTGTATTACTATAACCTCTTTCGGTAAATAATAAGGTATCGTTATCCACAAATTTAGCAATACAAAAGTGACTTCCATAACTATAAATACTTTTGCCGTTAAAATAAAAATTTCGGCCTTGCGTTGTTGCTTCATCTTGTAATTGATTAGCGAATAAATGTGCTACTTGTTGAGGTGTTACTACTTTTTTCATAATGTTAGATTTTATGGGGCTTAACGCCCCGTTAATTTTAAATTGTTATTGTTTTTATCTTGTACAAATATAGTACATTAAATTGATATTACTATTTATTTTTATTAAAGTTGTTAACAAAGTTATTAACATTTATTAACCCTATTAATAGAATGCAAGCGAATAAGATATAATTATATTGCGTTAATATTCCAATGCTCGCAAGCGTAATGTTTAAAATTGTTTTCATTATAAATTATTTAATAAGTTAAAAAATGATTTTGAGGATAAAGCCCAATAGTTATTTAAAAATATATCTTTATCTTTTTCAGTTACTAAATTAAAGGCTTTGTATTGTTTAGCGTTTTCTAAAATTTCATAATTGTAAAATGGTATTGTTAGGCAAGTCGGTAAACCTTGCAACCATTCACAAAATAAGTTTTCTATATTTATATGCTTATTATTAGCGTGCAAATATTCATCTTTAAAGATATTATAAACGGCCTTAACTTTTTCAAAGTCCGTTAAATTGTTCGGCAAGTTATAGCCGTCTAAGTCGATATTGTTTAAAATTGTGTTTTCGTAAAAGTTTAAATTTGTTTTCATAATGTTTGAATTTATGGGAGGAGTTAACCTCCCGTTAATAATTTAGTTTAATGATTTTTTAAATGATTTTAAAATAATGTTTAAAGTATAATTTAAATGTTTTTTACAATATTCGTCACCGAAAACAGAAACTTTATTTAAATTATATCTTTCTTTCTTATCTATAAATGAATAGTTATTTATATCGCTTTCAATAGTAACAAATTGATTTTTTACTTTAATAGGTTTAATTACTACATAATGCGGAAAACTTCCACCCGCATAAGTAACAGGAATATTTTCCCCCTCGCTTATTTGCTCAATCATTGAGTTAATTAATTCGATTTTGTTTAAAATTGTTTTCATAATATTGATTTTCAGTTAGTTATGTAAAAAAGAGGTTATTTCCTCCCTTATTCCTTGTACAAATATAGTACAATTCAAGTACAATGCAAGTATTTTGCAAAGTTTTTTTTTGTTTTTTGCAAAGTTTTTTTAAAGTCCCAATGTTTACGGGGGTTGACACGGGGGTAATTGGTGCTAAAATTTAGGCAAGAAAATAAACGGGGGGAGGTTAAGGGGCTCGTAATGTTATGCGATTAACATTTTAAACGGGTGCAACGGGGCAAAGTTTGGGGGGAGGGAGTAGGCCAAAGGGATAAGGGGGGAGGTTATCGATTGACGGGGTAGGGATAGCGTAAACCAAACGAGCCAATGGGCACGGGTAAGGAGTGCCACAGCAAAAAGCCAAAAAATCGGATAAGCGTTTTTCAAAAGGCACCCCCACCCCCTAAAAAAAAATCGGTTTCCATTTGGGGTCGGCTCACGCAAAACCGCTATAGTACCCCAACACTACTTATATCTAAAATGATTATATTTGCCTAAACTTTAAATTCACGTGAAATGAAAAAGAAATTAGATTTAGGGAACAGTATATACCAAAGCGCAAAGTTTAGTGGTCTTACTGTTCGTAATGGTAGGCTGATTAACGAGAGACCTGATGGTCAAACGGGTATTGCACAGGCTGCACAAATTAGAAAGTCTATGAAGGTAGCTGAGAAGGTTTCTATTGTTGCAAGAGGTACTGCAATGGGAGAGTCTATGTCAGATATGTATGAGATGGATTAGTAATTTTACCATTACCAAAATTAGGAGAGACTTAGTTCTCTCTTTTTTTTATATGTTTATGTCGAAAACTGACATTTTTATGTCGATTTTATGTCGATTTTAATTTTATAACTAATTGATTATTAATATATTATTTCTTTTATGTCGGAAATGTCGAAAATAAAAACCAAATCTAATGGGAAAAAAACTATATAAAGGAGGAAATATATATATATATATAGCAAAAAGAAAAATTGACATACGTCATAGACTTACGAAGTAAGTTTATATGTATATCCAACCAATGACCAAACTTTTTTATTTTTAGTGTAGGTATTGAAATTTTTTTATACTATATTTGCACATATCAATTTTAAATACAATCAAATGACACAAAACGAAGGTTATTCTCCAAAAGATTTACATTTTGAGGATAAAGGAAGAAAAAAATTAGCTAATGGTGTAGCCAAGATGGCTAAGTCTGTAAAGAGTACATTAGGTCCGGGAGGTAATACTGTACTTATTGAGAGTCCAAACCACACTCACGGGATTACTGTGACTAAAGATGGTGTAACAGTTGCTAAGAGTATTGATTTGTTTGACCCGGTTGAGAACCTTGCGGTTAAGATGATGAAGGAGGCTGCTGAGAGAACTGCTACTAATGCGGGAGATGGAACGACTACTGCGATTGTTTTAACTGAAGCTTTAGTATTGGGTGGATTAGCTCAGATAAAAGAGAACCACAACAGAACTGAGGTTTTAAGAGCTTTAGTGGAAATGAGTGATAAGGTGGTGGATAACTTAAGACGTAAGAGTAAGAGGTTAACCACTTCAATGTTGGTTGATGTTGCGAGTATATCGGCAAATAACGATAGAGAGACAGGTCGTATTATCTCAGAGGTTTATAAAGATGTGGGTAAGACGGGTATTGTAACTGTTGAGAGAAGCCAAACAGATGAGACTTACGCTGAGACTACTAAGGGATTGAAGTTTGATAGAGGTTATTTAAGCTCTATGTTCATCAATGATCAAAAGAAAGACGAGTGTATCCTTGAGGATGTTATGGTATTGGTAGCAGATATGGAGATTGCAAACATTTTGCAGATAGAGAACATATTGAAACCTGTTATATCAGAAGGAAAGAAGTTATTAATTATCTCTCCGTGTAATGCCAATGTTGTAAATACATTAGCGGCTAACTCGGTTAAGGGTAATTTGAAAGTATGTGCTGTTGCTCCTCCAAGTTTCGGTTACAAGCAACACGAATTGATGCACGATATTGCAATTAGCGTAGGTGCAACTTACTTCAGTGAGAAAACAGGGGACGATTTAAGTATAATTAACTTCGGAGATTTAGGTCACGCAGCAAGAGTTATAGTTAGTAAAGATAAGACTGTGATTATTAAGTCAGCTTTGCGTTCTGACGAAAATGTAATCCAAGAAAGAGTAGACCAATTGTGGGAAGCACATAAGAATGCCACTAAAAAGGGAGACAAAGACTTCTTATTGGAGCGTATTGCTTCACTTACAGGTGGAATTGGTGTGATTTACGTTGGTGGACAGACAGATTTGGAGCAGAAAGAGTTATATGACAGGGTTGATGACGCTGTTTGTGCAGTTCGTTCAGCTTTAGAGGAAGGTATTCTTCCGGGAGCGGGTAAAGCATTGCTTGAAGAGAGTGCTTTGTTGACTATTTCCGAAGAGGTAAGTGAAGAAAGACATATTGCGTTGAATGTTTTAAGCCAAGCGCTTATGGCTCCGTTCTTACAGATACTTGCTAACGCGGGATTGAAAGCGGCTGACATTTATCCTGATGGTATTGAGCCGGGTCAAGGATATAATTTGAAGACTGCACAGATGGGAGACTTGATTAAGATGGGTGTTATTGACCCATTGAAAGTTACAAGGTCAGCATTGCAGAATGCAGTATCGGTAGCTGTAACTATCTTGAGTACTAACGCGATAATCACAATGGCTCGTAGTTATGAGCAAACTGAAGAGGTTTTGTAGATTTACGATAATTTGGATAGCGTGCAACCTATCGATTCCTTTTTGGACGATAGGGCACGTTCATCTAAGTTTGAACATTTACGAAGATATCACAGAGATAATTGCTTCAATGGGAATGAATATAATTGTTGCAGTAGGATTTTGGTTAAATTGGAAAGACGAAGATGGACTTACTAAATAAGATATTAGAGCATTATCCTGAAGAGGGTTATGTTAAAGTGGACAGCTTTGATTCTGCTATTGTTGGAATAAGTAGTACGGGTTGTCTTGTCTATTCAATACCAAAAATAATTGAGATATTAGTTTCGAGAAACAATTGGACTTACAAAGATGCTGCTGATTATTTCTTCTACAGCATTGACGATGTATACCACGGAGATAAAGCTCCACTATTTATAAATTTAATAAACGATAAAGAATGAAACCAATTGGTAAAAATATTATTGTCAAAGATATTGACGAAGAAGTAAAAACAGACTCAGGCTTGATTTTATCAGGCGAGGACATAAAAGGAATGCGTTATAGAAAGGCTATCGTGATAGCATCAGGAACAGAGGTTGCTTGTATTAAAGCAGATGATATTATCTATTACGACAAGTCTCACGGATTTACGATGCTAATAGAGGACAAGCCTCACACTATTATTCAGGAGCGCGATGTCGTTGTTGTTTTATAGTAGCATTCATTTCCGTAATCATATTTCGATATACCTTATCTGAATAGGATACATTTTTTGCAAACATTCTATTTTGCGCTTGACTAACGGGGATTTCTTCCCCGCTTAGTTTTTTATAGACAGAGCGAATCATTCCAACTGATTTTGATGACAATTGATATATGGCCTTACGAGCTCCCATCCTTTGTCTGAATACTTCAATCCATCCTGCTTGGCGGAGTTTTTCAAAACGCTGTTTGTCCCAACCAAGCAGGCTGTCAAACTCTCCAAACTTATCTCTGTCGAAGTATTTTTCTGAGTATAGAAAAAATAGCATATCAAGGTCTGATTGTGTTAGACCATATTTGATTTTCACGAATTGGCGAATGACTCTCCAATATTTTAAGTAATCATCTTGATTTGATTTCATTTAAAAAAAATTTATTACATTTGCTACAAAGTTATAAATATTAATTTTAAAAATTAGAAATTATGCCTGATTTAAGACCCGGCCAATATAAAAGACTTGGCAGAATAGCAGAAAACAATCCTGAAAGAGCTTCAAAAGTAGCCGATAGAATGGAAAAAAGAGCATCTCGTGAAGAGAGAGGAAGAGAAGTTGCAGGAAATACAGGAAGAGGTGTTGCAAAGTATAGATCGGCATCAGAAGTGACAAGAGCAGAAGAAAATCCTCGTGCAAGAGAAGAGGCAAGAAAAAAAATTAATGATTTTGCTAAGGAATCAGAAAACTTTGTAAAAAAAGCAAAAAGACCTGATACTCCGTTAGCTCCAACTCCTGAACCATTATTTAGTAGAAGATAATTATGCAACAGCCAAGAAAAGATAAAACAAGAGTTAATAGACCTGATACTCCATTAGCTCCTACTCCTAAAATTACTTATGACAGATTAGGTTTAGCAAGAACTGCAGCTAATAATGCGGCAGGAGATTACACAAATACTCCGGCAACAGCTAAAGATAGTGCTGATTACAGAAAAGGATTTAGAATGGGTGTTCAAGGTAAAAAAGTATCTGACATTGAGAATCAATATCAGGGGAAAAACCAATATATTGAGAAAGGTAATTGGGAAGGTAAGAATGCTGTAAAAGATGCTAAGAAAGAAAAACTTAAAACTTTAACTAAAAAATAATTATGGCAATCAATAGAAAAGACATACCGTTAGCAAGTACTGATGAACCTAAAATTGACCCTACAGTAAAAAAAACTGTTACTGTAAATCCTAATGGTACTAAGACATATAAAATGTCTTGGGTTAAAAATGAAACTAATAAAGTTCCTGCAAAAAGTAGTTCTTCAAAAACTCCTGCAAAAGGTGGTTCATCATTAAGAAGAAGTACACCACCGGCAGAAACTAAAAAATCTACTTATAACGAAATAGAGTATTCAACTTTACCTGAAGTAAAAACTAAAGGTATTATTGAAACGAAACCTGAGATTAAAACAACAGGAGATGCTTCGAAAATCGCAAAAGAGAAAAGAAGTTTACAAGAGATAAGAAAAGCTGCGGTTACTAAGAGAGATTACAGTAGGTCTAAGCAAGGAGATGAAACTGTTTCTGAATGGAAAGAAAGAAGAAACGAAGAAGCTAAAAAGGTCTCTGCAAAAATTAGAAGAAAAGCAGATATAAAAGATAAGATTAAGCAATTAACTCGATTTGGAGGTAATAATAATTCAGCCGGTACGGGTGGTAGTGGATGTTCATCTTGTTAATATAATATAGATATGGCAACTAAAGAAACTAAGAAGACAGAGAAAAAAAGAGAAGACAAACCATTAGCAGAAACTAAGGTTTATGATATGGATGGTTCTACATTAGCTGAGAAGTTAAAGCAAGTTCAGGCTGATTCTGATGCAAGAAGAGTAGCTTCTTATGAAGAAAGAAAAAAGAGAGAGGAAGCAAGAAAACAATCTACATCTTCTTCAAAAGCTCCTTCTTTCCAAGGTTTAAATACTTCATTAGGTGGTAAAATAATAACTAAAAAATAGAACAATGAAAAAAGTAACTAAGAAGACTGCTTACGATATTAAAGAAGCAAGCAATCCTAAACTAAAAGCAAGTGCAAGAAAGCACTATGCAATGAACGCCCAAGCGGCAATGAAAAACCAAAAAAAGAAATAATTATGAAAAACACTCCAAACTTACCTATGTCATCAAGATTGGTGGCTCCAAAAGGTGTAAAGAAAGCTGCAGTTAAAGGTGCATTGAAAGGTGCTGCTAAAGAAGTAGTGAAAAAAGGCGCTATGAAAGCTATTGTTAAATCTGTAATCAAAAAGAAATAATGGCTAAAACTAAAAACACTCCGAACTTACCGGGTTCATCTCGTATGCAGATGCCAAGCACAAGTGGTAATTCTACTCCTAAAATAACAGGAGCTTCAGGACCTCTTTCTAAAAAAATACTTAACTCTGCTAAAGGGAAAGGTATGAAAGGAAGTAATCCTTATTGTTAATTTTTAAATCTATAAAAATGTCAAAGAAAGATAAGAAAGTAGAGAATGGATTAGTAGATACTCCGGTTGAGACTGTAGAGACTGCTAAACCAAAACAAGATATTGCAGCTCCGAAAGAAGTTGCTGTTGAAGAAGTTACTCCGGGTCACTCAACAAGAGCTTTCCGTGGATAAGTCAAAAATGAAATGCAATCATCCTGTCTCGTCTACAAGACCGGGAAAGAAGATGATGGTAAAAGCCTGTTCCAATGGGGAGGAAAAACTCCTCCACTTTGGAGCTAAGGGTTATGGTCACAACTATTCCCCTGCTGCTCGTAGAAGTTTTAAGGCGAGACATAAATGCGATTCAGCGAATGATAAGTTAACCCCAAGATATTGGGCTTGTAAAAAACTATGGGCCGGACCGGGAGGTTCAACTGCTTCGAGCCCAAAAAATCGAAGAGGTAAATACTAATGAAAGAGTTAATAAAAAGAAAAGACGGTTCTGTGTCTCAAAGAGGTCTTTGGGATAACATTAGAGCTGCAAAAGGTTCAGGTAAAAAGCCAACTGCTAAAATGATTAAGCAAGAAAAAATAATCAAAAATGCAAAGCAGTATGAATCAAAAGACTCTTTAAATGGTAAAATGAAATTTTTAAAAGGTAATGTAAAAACTCCTATTAAAAAGAAATAAAATGGCAACTCAGAAGTTTATGGGTAGAGGTAAGTTATTAGAAAGACTTACAGCTCAAGTAGGAAATAAGAAGTTGGCGGTAGAAATATTGCAAAAGAGAGGTCATTTAAAAGCAGATGGCAAGACATATACTAAAGAAGGTATAAAGAGAAATGCTATGACTGCTGAAGAGAGAGCAAAAGATAGAGCCTCTAAGCGAACAGGTCGTTCTGCTGAGAGTTTTAAATATAATCCAATAACAAATTCAGTCAAAAATTTTTAATATCTTTACAAAATGAAATCAAAAGGTTTAGGAGACACAATCGAAAAGATAACTACAGCAACAGGAATTAAAAAAGTTGTTGAAACAGTATCGAAAGCCACAGGAAAAGGATGTGGTTGTAACAAAAGAAAGGAAAATTTAAACAATCCTAATTTATTAATTAATAAAACATTTTATAAAAAATAGAAATTATGTCAGTATTCAAAACAACATTTTCAAGAGCACTAAAAGTTATACCATCAGATAATTGCAATGTTCCATCTCCAAATTTATTAATATCAGGTGCAAACACATCTTACGATATATTGAATCCTAATGTCTTAACTGATAATAGTGTAGCTTTTTTCGTAAATAATTCAGATGGGCGACAGTATAATGTAAATGTAGGAGATGTTGTGTATTGTTATGACACAGGTTTAGCCGCTACTATTTTAGAGGTTATAGACAAATATAATTTATTGTTGAACGCTGATATATTTAGTGGAGGTACAGGTAATACCTATTATATATATCAAGAAGGTGCTCAAACAGGATTAGGGAATACAGGAGCTTATTTATATCTTGGAGGTATTCAAAATGAAGGATATATTCACGTAACAACTATAGGCGGAGACGATATGATGATTAGTAAAATCACTAAACCATTTTTTCCAATTCAAGTGAAAAAAGTTTGGGCACAAGATACAGAGATTGAGATTGGAGCCCTATACGCAGTTTGGTAAGAAATGGCAAAAGTAAAACAACAAGAGTCTGCTTATCAAGCTAAGCCAAAGAAGTCGGGAGTGGCTGCTAAGACTAAAACAAGCAAGTTGAAGTCAAGTAAAAATTATGTTAAAAAATATGTCGGGCAGGGTAGATAATGAAATATTTAAACTATATATTGTCCTCATTGATATTGTTATTTATACCTATTTATGGGATTTTAACAGCAGTAGCTGCGGCTATTATACTTGATACTTTCACAGGAATATTTAAAAGCATAAAGCTTAATGGTTGGTGTAGTATTAGAAGTAAAAAGTTATCCCATATTGTATCGAAAATGTTGTTATACGAAATTTGCATTTTATTATTGTTTGTTATTGATAAGTTTATATTAAACGAGTTTATTTTTAAATGGTTAAGTATAGACTTTATGTTTACTAAAATATGTGCTATACTTTTAATCTTTATTGAGTTAGTTTCCATTAAAGAGAATATAGAGGCAGCTTATAATATAAAAATTTGGGATTTGCTTAAGAAAGCATTCCTTAGAGCGAAAGAAGTTAAAGACGATATTGACAATATTACATAATTTATGTTTAGTACAACTAATGTATATATAACAATATTTGCTGTGATAATGGCAATGTCATTCATAGTGGGTGCTATCTATTATGTAAACAGAATATTTTCAGACAACACACAAGAAATCTTAGTTAGATTTATACTGTTAGTATTTACAGCTTTAGTTGGTGTATTTGTAGTAGATAAAGTAATAGCTTTTGGTGTTCCTTTATTGTCAGACCATCAGAACGACCAATTATTTGATTTAATAAAAACCCTTACCTTAATGATATTTAGTTATTATTTTGGTACTAAAAAAGAAAAAGATGCAGTTAAGTAAACACTTATCTCTTGCTGAAATAACAAGAAGCGAAACAGCAAAAAGAAAAGGCATAAGTAATATGCCAACTGAAGAACATTTAGAGAACTTTAAATTACTTGCAGAAAAAGTATTTGAACCAATTAGAGAGCACTTTAAAGCTCCTATTCACATATCGTCAGGGTACAGAAGTAAGGCTTTGAATGCTGCTATAAAAGGAAGTCTATCAAGTCAGCATTGTTCAGGAGAAGCTATTGATATTGATATGGACGGAACTTCTATTACTAATGCACAAATATTTAACTATATAAAAGATAATCTAAGTTTTGACCAACTTATTTGGGAGTTTGGAACTGATAAGAATCCTGATTGGGTTCACGTTTCTTACGAATCAACAGGTAAGCAAAGAAAGCAAATACTGAAAGCATTAAAGGTTAATGGAAAAACAAGCTATGCTCCATATAAGTAATTTCATAAAGCAACAATGGTTAGGTAGTTTTTTGATTGTATTATTTATTTTGTTTTTACTGTAT